CCCCAGGTTCCATCGTTTTCACCTGTTGCCATTAATCTTATTCCAAGATTACTCCATGTTGATGACATTGTTTACTCCTATGCTATTCTTAAAATTGCTGTTGAAGCACCTGCTGTAGGAAATTCTACAGTAAATGTACCTCCTGATACAGAAAAATCTGCACCGAAATCTATAATCATAACAGCGGAGTTACTATCATTTGTATTGTAAATGATTGCACCTCTTGTTGTAAACGTAGCACTTGTCCATGATGTATCTGCAAAGTCTGCAAATGCCGTTGTACCTGAAGTAGTTGGATTTACATTTGTTAATGTATTTCCGCCTGATGAATAACCAGTTCCAGTTGTTTCGTCTGAGTTACCAGTTACGTCAGAGTAGTTAGTTGTTGCCGCACCATAAGTTCCTGAAATGCTAGCATTAGCCTTAAACAACGCTATTTTAAATGCATCAGCCCCAGTGTTAAAATCATGATCCCCTTCAAGCAACTCTTTCTTAAAAGTTGTGGTAATTGCTGATGTTAAGCCTGCCATATTTTATCCCCTTTTATAAGTTCCCATTTCACCGCTGATATATTCATCGGTTCGTTTTCTTGTTTGTTCCTGTCCTATGAAGGTCTGTAACGCTCTATCATATAAAGCTTGATACCTAGATCCTTGATCAGCGGTTAGTTTCATAAATGAAGCTGCCTCTAACAACGATCCATACAGTAACAAATCAGGAGCGTAGTCACCTAAATAACTATTTGCATTTGAGCTACTAAGCCCTGTTGGTAATATAGTATACCCTATTTCGAGTGTATAGTCAACATCTGCACGAGGAGAAAATAACCATTTCATACCTCTGTCTGAAGCTGAATATGCCCCCTCTCCGTAGAGAGCGTAAAACTTTGGAGTGCCTTGTAAAGATGATACTCCAGCACTATTGTTTTGTGAAAATTCTCTTACAAATGTTTGATCTTTTTCTTCTAAAAATTCACCAGTTAATATCTTTATATATCTTGTAACATATAAATCCTGTGGTAAATCTAGAAAAGCATTGTTTGATGATAACGTAGTTTCAATGGTCTTGCGATAAGCTGATACATCTGCTTCTCTGAAGACACGCATTTCACCAAATTGAATACACAAATCTATAGGAGCTACTCCTGAACCTGTAGCAGCTGTAAACTCAGCAGCATCATTTTCTAAAAAGTCTTGTATCGCCTGTTTAAGTTGTACGTATGTCAGTGCCATTAATCGCCCCAATCTCCTTTACCATATTGTCCTTGTCCATAAGGTGACTCATCTATTATAATGTTGATTATACCTTGTTGAGCAGTCATTGTCAACGTATCAGTGTCAGCAGCCCATACTCCATCACCATAAGCTTGTTCACCCCAACCACCTGGGCCGATAGCTGGTGCACCTATGTTAATTGTTACTGCACCAATGTTTGCAGTAATTTGATCTTTACTAAATCCAATATCACCCCAAGCATCTTCACCCCATGAAACTCCTTGTGGTGTTCTATTATTTAAACTTAATGGTACAGCGAAGTTTAATATTACTCCACCGTATTGTGTTCCATCACCTAGAATTGCTGTACTTTGTTCTTGTGATACTACAGCACTTATCATTGGTACTACAGTTCCTTGTTGTGCTGTTGTTGTTATCTCATCTCTAGTGTAAGGGAATGCTCCGTATACATCTTCACCCCATGAAATAGCAGTCATGTTAGGATCGACTATTACTGGTATGATAACTGTACCTTGTGCAGCAGTTGCTGCTAAACCTTGTGCATTTTCTTGTCCACCTATATTGACAGTTCCTTGTACTGCAGTAGCTTCTAATCCTTCAGCTTCTTCTGCAGGACTTATTGTTACAGAGCCTATTGCAGATGTTGCACCTACACCTGTTACACTAACAGTTTGAGGAATGATAACTTCATTTGCACCGTGTACTGCAGACATAGATAAGCCTTGTGCTTCTTCAGTTACTGAAACTAATGGTGGTCTTAAAAATACTCCAGCAGCAAGTGAAGGTTTCCCATGCAATGGGCCTAATCTTATTGTAGTTGTCTGACCTGCTAAATCATTATCTGTTCTAGGTTTAAATAAAACATTACCCCTAGCACTCTTTAAAAATTTTTGTGGTTCTAATTGTGGATGTTTTGTTGTGAACTCTGACTTGTCAACACGCATGCCTGTCCACTCAGTACGTGCATTTTTATAAGGTCTCTTAAATCCTGTGCGATCATCTATAAAGACCGCATGTTTACCCTTTGAGTATTTAGCCATTTAGTAAACCTGTGGTTGTACGTAAAAGCTTACTCTCTCCCTATCCTCATCTTTTGCTTTAGACCAATCCTCATCATACAAAGGTTTTAAAATACTTATTCTATCAGGTGCTTTTTTCATAGCTAACTCAACAGCTAAACCACTAACCAAAGCTGGTAAATACCTTCTAGGTATTTGTGGATTTTGTGTGTATGTTGCTGATACATCTTGTGGGTATTTAATACTCCACGTTAAAAACTGATAATAAGTTTGGTCTGGTACAGGCCACAAATAAACTTTGTGATTCTCTGCACCGCTTGATGTGAATTGAGCATTTCTTTCTACAGCAAATTGAACTGGTTTTCCTGTATCTAATTTGGTTGGTATTTGTAAATATTCATCAAGACTGATTCTTTCTAAAGAAATATCTTGTGGACTACTAACATCGGAAGTATCCCTAATTACTCCATCCAATACATCTAAACGAATAGACGCATTTAATTCGACGTAGCCTTGATCTTTTGTCATGTTAAATGTTTCTAAATCTAAAGTAAATAAATTTACTCCATCATTGACCCATTTAGTTAATAGCAAGTTGAGTGAACGCCTTGCTGTTTTTAAATCATAACCACTTTTAGTTTCTACACCACAACGTTCATACGCTTCTTGTATTATTTCAGCTGTGTCTAGATTAAAAGTATAAGTACCAGAAGTGACCATCTAGTCCTCCTATCCCATGAATACTGTTTTAATTAACCAAATAAATTGTGCAAAAACCATAACGCCAACAGTCCATATAATTTTCTGTATACTATTAATTGCTTTTTCCATGTGCCATAAATCGTTATTCTTGATAGTGTCTATCTTTTGATGTAACAATTTAAGTTCACCTTTCATTTCGATAATCTCTAGTTTATTTTCTATTTCGCCTGGCACGTTACGCTATGAAAGCTGTAAGACTTTCCATCTTACCAACTTCAAATTTAGCATAAGAGCCGTTTGGAAATAATACTCCTTCATCTGGAACTGTGATATCTCTAGTTACAGTTGCTGAAGCTACAGTTCCTACTTTCATTAAAGTAGTTCCTGTTGGTGATGCGTCGTTAAATTCGACAGTACCAGCTGCTGCATCATTAACAATGTATGCACCCTTTAATCTAATACGTCCTCTAAAAATTACATCTGCTGCGCTGTTGTTTATACCTGCAGAAACGTTTCCTGTGGCTGCGCCACTAGAAGCGATTTGTGTTATTGTTTTAAAATAACTTGTACCAGTTGCAGTGCCTGTGTCTGCCCCTGTTATAACTTCTTCTTGTGCAATACCGTTTACGTCTGTACCTGTAACAGTGAAAGTTATTCCACTACTATCTCCTGCGCAAAGAATAGTTACTATTCTTCCTGAAGATAACGTTACTGATCCACCATCTGCTAAAGCTCCGCCAAGGGTTAAGTTTGCTGCACCACTTACTGAAGCAGCTACAGAAATTCCATCGGCATCTAAAGCAACAATGTCAGAAATAAACGTTGATCTTACATCTGATTTTCCAACCATGTTAACTCCTTTTAATTGTTATGAGGAGGTTTTTACACCTCCCCATATTATAATATTATCTTTCTACTGCTGCAAATACGTAGTCGATTGACATTGTTTTTGCTACGGCTTCACCATTCTGAATACCAAAAGAAATAGTCATCTCTTCGTCGTCAGGTATATTTGTTAATGTAGTTTCTTCTTTTACGAATACATCGTCAATGAATATTCTCATTGAACCATCTCCACCATTACCTGATGGGTCATAGTGAAATGCTGCTGTTACGAATGTGTCGTTAGCAATAGTTGCTACTCCAGAGTTCGTAGTTGCAGAGTTATTCTTTTCAATCAAATGATCCATAGTTGCTGCACCATCTGCTTTAATAAAGAAGATACCATCAGTTGTATCTAATGGACTAGTATCTGTGATACCTAATCCCATTACGAAATCTGATTGTGTTGCGTCACTTACTTTAAATTTAGCTTTAAAAAATAAATTTTTACCAGCTACGTATTTAAACGCTTCGCCTTTTAATTGTAAGAAATCTAAATCATCATCACCTGCTGCATTTGTAAGTTTTAAAAACCCACCTGCTCCAGATTCTAATGCTTCAGTTGCTGACCCCGTGCCAGCTTCTGTTGTAGTAATTGTGAACTCATCTGCATGATATGTAAAGAAATCATTTGCGTATGAATAATATTTAAACGGGTCTAAGTATGGGTACTCAAATAATGGATTCCCTGGAATCTGATTTGATACACCATTTCTAAAATGTGTAGTCGGCATATGAACAGCCCTCCTTTAAGGCCAGTGAGATAAACTCACCATTCATGTTAGTTTGAGGGGGCACTCGTTAAAATGCCCCCCTAGGTTTTTAGCTTGGGTTTGATGCCCAAATACCACGCCAGTCAGAGAACCCAAATGAGTATCTCTCTCTAGCTTTGTACCTTACGTTTCCAGTTTCAAAGTCGCCTTCCATTGAAGTAGCGATAGGCGCTCTGTTGAACATTTTCATTCCGTGAGGAGAATCTGTTCTGATGAACCAACGTTTGCTGCCAGTAAATCTGTGATTGATATGGTATCCACCAGGTAACATACCTTTAGATACTAATGCATTCACGTCATTGTCAGCAGTTGCTGGTCTGTATGGAGACGCCAATAGTCTTTCTGCAACGAATACTAACTGTCTTGGAATGTGCAAAGTTTTACCTTGAAGAGCCACTGGAATGTCTCTGTCGTCAGTAAAGCCAGCAATACCAATTAAAGCATCTTCCAAAGAAGTTTCTGAAAGTTCTGCTTGTGTAGTAAAAGTGTTCGCTTGAGTTGAACCACTTTGAAGTGGGTGCGCAGTAGATGCTAATACAACACCGTCTCCACCTAATTGAGTAGAGTCGAATGCTTTATTAAATATGCTTGCTGCTTTTGTTTGTTTAGCTGATGACATTGATCTAGCTAACGCTTTTGTAAGTCTAGTAGAAAGTTTATCATAAAGATTATCTTCCATAGCTTCCTCAGTAATTGAGAATGCCATAGCGACAGTTTCATGATTGTATCTTGCTACCCAACCTTCTCCAGTGTCGGCGTAGTTCACTGCTTGACCTTCAAATTTTACTGAAGCTTCCCCAAAACCTGGGAAAAGAACTTCTTCTTCGAAGGCTCTATTTGATGTTTCCTCATCGAACAATACCGCATGCTCATTCTCGTATCTAGAATACTCTGTTCCGAAAATCGCGTGTAAGCCAGGTACTAGTTCTTTAAGGATTTGACCTCTTGATATAGCCATAGTTATTTACTCCTTATATTACGCAATACCTGTAACGCCTGTAGCGCCCAAACGGTGTTGATGTGAATTGATTCTTACTAGAATGTTCATAGTAGTTCCAGCAGATGAAAAACTTAAATCAGTTTCTGCACTACCTAAAAGTTGTAGTGGGAAAGTGTTTGTAGTTGCTATCGTGCTAGAGTCGGCTACCATGCCACTCTTGAAAGTTACTGTTGAGCCTGTTGGTGATGCTACAATCTGTAAGTTATTTCCAACATTAGCTGCCGTTAGCGCACTAGACGCTTGGTCTGCTTGAACCTTAAACAAAGTGTTTGGGTCGTCATACACATAAGCCTTGAATTTAGCTTTAGCAACTGTGCTTGCTGGAATTGAACGTACAAATTTAACATCGCCAGTAGAATTGTCTGAGTATTCAGCTCCGAAGAAAACACCTATAACTGCGCCAGGGGATGCTGATCCCATGTCAGTTACAATGTTTCCAGAAGAATATTGTACTAAGTCGCCTTCAAAAAAAGCTGAAGGTGCTGTAGCTGCTATTCTATATCCGTTACCGTCACAGAAATTATTGGCTCTGATTGTTCCGCCAGTAGCTTGTCGTACTGGTTCTAATCCGTATCCTGCCATAATTTTCTCCTTATTGCAAGTTAAAAGTTTATACGATTCTCAGAGCCAATCTAATGATTTACTCTTCGAACCTTGGTTTTTGTCCACCACCTGTAGTAACAGAAGTCTTGGACTCGTCTCGAACTGGCATCGATGAATTTTGATTTTGCATATATTCACTACTATATGCTCTATCCATTTTTCTAGTTTGTTCGCGGTAAAACTCTTCTTTCTGTTCAACTAATTCTTTTGAATTTTTCATCAGAATTAAATCGCCAGAACGAACAGTGCCCGCGTGCTTGCCAGCAGATAACACGTCAGCGTGATAATCATCCCCGAGTTCATCAGGTGTAACTGCCACGTATCCTTCGCGTAATCTTTCATGAACATTTGAATCATCTGGATTGTTTAACAATTCATGTCTAACCCAAATATATTCCATGTTCTCTTCTTTTTGTGATTCAGGAATCTCTAATCTTTTTAGTGGTTCCCAAACCTTTTTTCGAGTTGCCGAAGCTCGACTTTTACGGCTCGTCTTAGTTGCTTGTGTCATTTCTAACCTCCCGCCTGTTGGCGCACTTTTTGTCGCGCATATTCTTGTAAGGAAACTCCTAGTCTATTAGCCATATCAACTTCTGATTTAGATAATTTAACTTGGTTTTTCCCGATAGCAGAGCGCGTTCCGCTCAAAACTGTTGGAACTTTTTTAGCTGCTTTGTTTTTAAATCTCTCAGGAAACTCACCCCTGATACGAGAATCAAGTTCGTTATAGTATTCGTCAGGAGTTGATGAAGGTACGATACCCTCGTCTACTAACTCTTTATGAATAACCATAGCCGCTTGTGTCATGATCCGATCTTTTGTAGAAGAACCACCAAACCATTCATTTCGTTTTTGCCAGTTTAAAGCTTTACGATCTGGAACATAGTCTTGTTGACTTTGTTCTTTTTTAGGTTCTGGTTTCTTTGGTTCTGCTTTTTTAACATCAGACTCAGCCCTTACTTTGTACTGTTGTGCAATTAAGTTTTCAGCTTTGACTGAAGCTAAAGCATCTTGTGCTTTAATTTCTGAGTCAATATCGCCTGCTTCTTTTGCAGTTTTTAGTGCAGATAAGGATTGTTTCTCTTGGGCTTTTAATCTTTCTATATATGAATTAATAGCCTGCAGCTCGGAATCCCTAGACTTGGTTTGAAGTTCAGTTCTCTCTGAAGTCCAAGATTGCTCTTGGTCTTTCATAGTTTGAAGTTTAGCTTCTAACTCTTTTTTTTCTTTAACAAGACGCTTGATTCTTTTCTCAGCTCTCTTGCCAAATTGTTTTTTATCTTTGGGTTCCTCGATATCATCAGAACTTTCTGTATCTTCATCATCTTCAGACGGTTCCTCGTCTTCCAAGTCTTCTTCTACAGCTTCTTCTGATTCGACTGGAGCCTCCTCTTCAGTTGGCTCTTCAGGTTTAGTTTGTACTTCACCTTCAGATTCATCTTTGGGAAGATTAACAATTATTTCTTCTTGTTCTTCCTGTATGTCTTCTTTTTTATTCTCGTCTATCATTAGACCTCCTTCGGTTGCGATCCGCGTTTTTCGCTTGTATACAATAATATACTAATATTTAAATATATGCAAGTCTATTTATGTGTTATTTTAGTAGGATCTGGTACTACAGCTAGTACTTCATCATCATTAATCATTGAGTATTCTACTCCTTCGTATTTGAATTTTAATCCAACATACTTTGCAGTAAGAACCCAGTCATTAATTTTACACCATGATTCGCTTTTATCATGATAACAATCCGATCCCATTCCTATAACTTGCGATACAACACAAGAAAATTTAGCTGCTTCTCTTGAATCGTCAGTTAGTATTATGCCCCCTTTAGTCTTCTCGTCAACTTCTCTGGCTTTTAGTAATACTCTAAATCCCGCAGGTTTAGGTAGTAATTTATTGTCAGACATTATTCTCCTCCTGTTTATAAAGTTTTTTATACTCATCTCTTACTCTAGATTTCATATCTTGCAAGGTGTGTCCAATACCTAGCATGTATTTGTATGAAGCAAAATCATCTGCACCAACACCAGATAACTGATCTTTGTTGGCGTCTATTGCTTCATCCAAAGTCTTTAATAAATTGTCTTTTAATGTAGTAGCGTTCATATCTCTCCTGTTGAAGGGGGCAGTTTTATGCCCCATCCATTTATTTAATAGTTACTGTTTTAGGTTTTTTCTCCTTTGGTACAATCTTTTCAACGTATATTGAAAGTAAACCATTTTTTAGATTTGCATCTGTCACTATCATATCATCTCCTAATGCAAATGATCTGATAAATGATCTTTGTGAAATACCCTGATGCACTACATCTTTATCTTCAGTTTTATCTTTTTTAATAGATTGAACTGTCATAGTGTTGTCTGCATACTCCACATGAATATCTTCTTTACCAAAACCTGCTACAGCCATTTCAACTGCATAGTGTAAAGCATCTAATTTTTTAATATTATATGGTGGGTAGTTTGGAATAGATGTGTCAATTTCTAACATTCTATTCATAATTGAATCGAACCCAATCGTAAATGGTCTGTAAGGTTCCCAATTAAAAGAGTGTTTTAGTATATTCATATAACCTCCGTTAAGCGTTATGTTGTGACCCCATTATGGCGGTCAAAAATATTATAACATGTTACTTATTTTTGTTCAAGTAAATCGTAAAAATAATTGTTATCATCACCAGCTGTCCATTTAGATTTGTTTTCTACAGAATAATATTCAGTAGATACTTTGAAATCTGGTTTTTTAGTTTCAGATGGTGTAAGTGATTTGTCATAAAATATAACTCTGTTATTAGGTTGAGCTGCATAATGACCGTTGTCTAGTTCTAATATGTTAAATGATTTGTGTTCTTCAGGAACTTCAGAGTATCCTGTATTTAATGTGTTGTGATCTGAATGACAGTTATCTATGGTAAATAAATACTCACCATGATACCATTCTTTAGAAGGAGAAAGATATTTACAACGCACTCCAGCTAATGATTGTTTTTCTATTACAGTAAAATTATAACTAAATGCATCCCAAAGTTCTAACTCTTCTAACTCAAGATCCAACTTAATAGGACTACTAGTAAAAGCACTGATAGGCAGCTTATCATATAAAGCCCCATACTCTGGTAGATATGTTTCAAAGTAAAGTGCTCTACCTTGAATAGATTTGCAAGTAACCCAAACACCTTCTACAAACTCTCCATGTCCTTTTTGATTATCATATAAGTATTGTTTCTTAACATGTACTTTTATAGGTGGTAAATTAGCAACTAAAAATGACATTACTTTTTAAACTTACGTCCTACAAAGAAAACAATTAAGTTTTGTATTGTGTTTATTGTAACCATAAAAAGTAACCACGCTTCCCATATCTCCATCTATACTGGATCTTTTCTTTTTACTACCACTTGGATTTATTTGCCCAATACGCAGCAGACATTTTTCCTTTTGCTATGTTCTTTGCATGTCTTGCTTTAAATGATTTTCTTCTTGCTTTGTCTTTTGAAGTTGTTGGATTTTTACCAGCACCAGATACACCTTGTTGTCCGTATCTAATTGTCTTTACTTTATCACCTTGTTTGGCTACAACTACGTGAGATTTTTTAGGATGATTAGGTGTGCGTTTTGGTTTGTTAAAACCTGTAACTCCTGCACGTTTTAATCTTGGATCTTTAGCCATTATCTATACTTCTTTACTTTCTTTGCAACGGACTTCGGTTGCTTCACAAACTGTTTCCCCTTTTTTGTTCCTTCTCGCTTTGCTTTTGTCGTTGCCGCATACTCCGCAGATGACAGGGCTTTGATCGCTTTCTTTGGTAGATACCTCTCCCCAGTAACGCTTGACTTCTTTCCAGACTTCGTTTGCCATTTTTGTTTACCCCAATCTTTTAAACTCTTTTGTGATTTAGCTAAGGGCATTCCAATGTCTCCTGACTGCATCAAGTTTATCTTCAGCTCCTGCTATTTTTTCCATGAGTTTATCTATCTCCTCTAGGTGTTGGGGATGTTCCCCAATACCCACAGGATTTGACAAATAAATATCGATAGTAACCTTTGCCTCAGCTATTTGAGCCTCATACTTTTTACTAAGAGCTTCCAATATTTGTTGTTGTTGCATTTATAAAATAATTATAAGTGCTAATACGATTACAGCAATGCCTAGAATTTTTTCTTTTCTAGAACTATCTTTAATCATACTCCAAACATTTTTTATCTTCTCCATAAGTACTCCTATCTTTTTTTCTTTTTAAGCATCATAAAATCTTTTTTAGAAATTTTACCATCCTTGTTTGCGTCTATTTTTTTCTGCTTGCCCTTTAAAGGTTTTTTATTCTTTTTGGCAGCAGGTGTTTTCATTGCATATCCTGGCATTATTTGTATCCTCCTCCAGCTTTTTTATAGGCTTTGGCCATTGCTTGCGCCTTACGCGCACTCCATTGTCCTGCACCCGTTCCGTGTGAAGCTTGTGCTTTAATACGATTAAAGATTCGCTTCCTTAATCCAGGCTTAGTATAATTACCAGCTTGGTTAACTTTTGATTTACTTTTTGTTTTTGCTTTTGCCATTCTTTACCATTCCTTGTAAAGTTTTAGCTTGACCAGCATGTAATTTAGATGCTTTCTTCAAACCTTTAATTACTTTTTTAAGTTTCTTTTTCATTTAGGGCCTCTTACCATTTCTATTACCTTGGTTTTTTTTCTTACGATTTTTTTCTACATTTTCTTTATATGTTTCTTCTTTTAAATACATAGGTAATCCTGTTGCTGATAAAATTTTTTGTGCAAATTGTTTTATAGGACTTTTTGCTAATCTTTCTTTGCGTCCTTTATTTTCTAATCTATTTTTATTATCAGTAGTTTTTTTTTGTTTTCTGTTATCCATTATATTCTCCTTACAGTTGTATTGATTATACCTTCCATATTAGAAGTCATATCAGCCGCAGAGTCCATAGCCATCTGAGCTTCTTTTAATTTACGATCTTCATCTTTATTTTCATCATCAATCATTATTTTACTTTCTTGTAAGTCCATTTTATCTTCATGTACTTTCATGTCGTTCATTAATTTTTGTGCACGTAAAGCTAAATCTTTTCTTTGAATGTCTAATTGTTCTTCAGCTGTAGTTTTATTTTCACCAGCCATAATTTTTTGTTTCTCTTCATCAAACTGATTTACTTTATCTGAAGCTTGTGCTGCCATTATTGCAATTTGATTTTCCATTTCAGGTGGCAACTGTTGGCCAGACATAACTATTTGCTGTGCTTGTGGATCTTGAATCATCTGTGCCATTTCTTGTTGATACTTCAATGCAAGGTGATCTTGTATATGTGAAGCTAATAATTGTTGCATAGCTGGGTTTGTTTTATACGAAGGGTTCTGCAAAAACGTTCCGTGAGTAACAATGTGTGCATCATGATTTTGATCAGGTCTTGGTTGTAAAGGTGCCCCCTTTAACGAAGCCATGTTCTCTGAAATAGGATCAGCAGTAAATGGTTGTTGTTGTTGTTTTAAATATCTTTGTGGTTCGTCCACACCCATCGCTGCAAACAATTCCATACCTATTTGCTCCATGTTGTAAGCAGCTGGGTTTTGTTGAGCGATGGACATGATGGCGTTTATTTTTGCAATCCTATGTGCCTCAGTCGGCATGTTAGGATCTGACACAGGAATTACATCAATACTTTTCAGATTGAAATCTTTCCTAAATATTTGCTGTGCTCCACCTGCCACTTCGTAGGGATACAAATCAGGAAGATACTCCGAATCTAATCTAGTTAGAATGCGAAGATCTTTAGTCTGTGCGGCATGTAATCGTTTATGCACAGCGTTGAACAGCTTTGAAGACTGCTCAAGCAGGGCCATAGTCGTGCCAACTGGCCCATAGTTTGATGCATTTTCTACTATGTTATCTGTAGAATCTGCAAATTGAGATGCAAGTTTAGCTGCATAATCCATTAAATTAAATAATGTTGTAGAAGGTTCTTTGAACGGAAGCATCTGTATAGACTTTCCTAAGTCACCAGCTGGTGCATTTACTTCTCTAAATTCTCCTGGTGCGATAGGCTCGTCAGGTGCAAGGACACGTAAGCCGTGAGCCTTGAAACCACCTGGCAAGTTCGCAAAGGTTCCAGCGTCAATTAACTGACGCATAGAGGAAGTAGCCGTTTTAGTTAATCCACCTATTAAGTGTATATAACCATAACCATAAAAACCCAAACCTGGGATCATTGTGTAGTGTGTAAAATACATTTTCTTTTTACGCATTGGATCATCTTGATCGTAGTTTCTGCGTATTGATAATACTGTACCATCAGATGTCATGTGAACAATGTACGGTAGTTTAATACCATCAGCATCTTCATAACCTGCTAAGTCTAAGTTTGTGTGCATTTCTAATATTTCTACATAGTCATCGTTTTCTCCTGGTTTAGAGATACCTACAATTTCATCTGAAGATTGATCTGCTGTACTTTGTTCTACTCCGTAATCTGCCTCAACATCTACGTCTGCAAACATTTCTGCGATCTGCATTTTTTTAATTTCGTTTTTAGATAATAAATATTTGTGAGTATATCTTTCTGCACTTTCTAAATTAGATGCAAAGTAATCTACATAAAAATCTTGTGCTTTAATAAATTCTGTAACTGGTCTTTGTAATGCAGGATTAAAAGAAGTTTTCTTAAATGCTGTTCCATACAAAGCTACATGGAATAACATCTTATCTAACTCAGGCCCATACTCAGGCATTTGAATTTGTGTTTGCCAATTTAAAAATTGTCTTACACGATTTGCTTGTTCCATTTTAGGTTGTGTTTGTGTGCCCATAATTCTAGTTCTAACAGGGCCTTCTGTTGGAAATAATTCTTTGTATGCTTTTGCTTGAAACTTTACGACAGCCTGTGCAAGAACTGGATGTGTTACACCTGAAGCTCCTGGAAAAGCACCAGCTCCTTCATCATATTTTAAACCTAATAATTCTATTCCTTCTTCAGCTATCTCGTCG